GCCCAATGTGGACGTCAGACAGTAAAAGAATTGTAGGCATTTAATCCTTATGGAATATGCGTAAGCTCTCTAAGTGCAATAATGGCGGAACAATCTTCATCATTCTGATTACAAAAAATGCATGGCTTACGTTCACGTAACATCTCGCGCGATGCATCACAATACGAAGTATCGTACGTAACCATAATTGCAGCTTCAATCTCAACATCTGAGTGCTGAGCATGAATTTGTTTAGCGGTTAGTTTCTTTGTCATGACTGTATACCCTTAATAACTGCTGTAAGCAAGGCGCTCATTATCGTCTTCATTCTGTAACCACTCAATAAGAGAATTGCTCTGAGGCTGCGAAAGATGGATCAATGTCAAGGCTCATTCTCATGACAGATTCGTCTGTGATCTTACCCTGTAGCTTTTCTTTATCCATCGTCTTGATGAACGACCGCCAAATCACTCGGCTAAAGTAACCGAAGGGATTATTAGTCTTTGATGGATCAAATAGATAAATGTATTTGATGCAATTCTCAACAGCATCAAGGATCATTTCATCGAGGTATGTGTATCCTGACCAGTTTGGTCGTGTACCCATACGAGTTGCCATCTCTACGAAAGCATTACCGATATAGTTGGATGGAGTGGGTCGTGGCAGTCCAGCTTCTTTAGCTGCAAAGTACTGCGTACGGTATTCACCCAGTGCAGCGCAGAGTTCAGCCTTGTCGACGTAGTTGTTATTAGATTGCTTAGCCATAGTGGTCTCGTATTGCGTTATACTGGTGATACAAATAATTTAACAGGTTCACCAGTTTCCCTGTTGCACCCCCTGCATCAAATCTTGGAGGGGTCTTTTACGATATTGTGTTAAGTTGAGTTCGCTTCGCTCACTAGTTCCTGTTCAGGTCGTTCACTTCGTTCACAACCTTTTTTCCCGTTTTTCCAAACCTAATATATAAAAGGTCCCTAATTTAACCGAGTGGAGGCTTTCGTTCCAAGAGCATCGCTTCTCATTCTCATAATCGCTTTAATGTATCCGCCGACAAGTTGCTGTCTTGCTGGAACGCAGAATTCAATTTCGCTTGTCTTTAGCTTGATATGAATATTCTGAGCTGCCATAGGACAATAAGGCATAAACACTAGAGTAGGAGGAGATGATTCGGATACAACCACCATCTCTCCATCTCCAGTTTCAGAAACATCTCCACCCTCAAAGACAACGATCATGGGATCTGTTACTACATAATGATCCTCAGTCTGGTACTGGAGATTGGCAATAATATCCTGATCCGAATTGTCTGAACGAATTACTCGAACATTAAAATCTGCAAGAAGCTGCTTATCGAAAGGCTTAATATCAGTCATTGACTTTTCTAATGGAAATAGCTACGTTGAACTTCTGCTGAGCATATGTAGCCATACGAGCTGCGAAGTGCGTTACGGCATAGTTGACTATACCCTTAAATCTTAGATCGTCAACTACATCATACAGAGTTATTTTGTCTTTTGACTCATGTTTTCTTAATCCTCGTCCAATTGACTGTAGGATTCTGATACGACCCTTAGAGGGATGAGCGAAGATGATGTTATGGAAGTTCTTGACGTTTACGCCAGTGCTTAAAGTCTTATATGTAGCAATGGTCGTAGACTTATCGAGAGTTCCGATATGATCCTGCATCTCTTTGCGGATCTTACCATCAATTCGGCCGTCGATGTTGATTACTTCCCAATCGACTCGATCTCTAATTAAGTCAGTTAGAAGCTGACCATGCTCGATGTAATTTCCGAGTATTAGAGTGTTGCCAGGAAGCGAAGCTGCTAGTTCAACAAGCTCTCTGTTGCGAGACTTACTATTGACTAGAAACCTAATCTCTGACTTATAATCACATCCAGACATCTGTTCTTTGATGACATCATCATAGACGAAGAATATTGGCTTGATCTCTAGTCGAGTAGCAGCTCCCATCTCAATCATCTGATGAGTCTTAATGAACTCTACAGGCGGACCAAATAGTCCTGTAATCAGCAGTTCGTTAACAGCTTCTCCATCGAGAGTGCCGGTAAGACCAATCTTAACCCAAGCCTCAGTGCACTTCTCCATAATACCCTTAATGACGTTAGCCTTTGCTAGATGGCACTCATCTACGAAGACTGCTTCAAACTGCTTGAAGTACTCAGGATCTTCGATTGTCATTAAGCTTTGATATGTAGAGACTACAATCTGCTTATCAGTATCTTTCTGCTGTCCTGCATAAATGCAGTGGACCTTCTGCAGAACATTCCATTCGTTAATCTGCTTGTTGCTATAGTTTGCAAAGTCACCAAACATCTGGTGAATAAGACCAACGTCCGGAACGATAACTAAGATCTTCCCATCGACTAGATTATTATCACTCAAGATACGAGTGATAGAGTATAGCATAAGGGACTTTCCGGAGCTAGTAGGAGATAGTAGAACCGCTCTATTAGCATTCAATGCGTGATGAATATACTTGAGCTGATAATCATAATATGTAAGCTCCTTATCCTTATCGTAAGGCTTAAGATCATTACATAATTCTGATACGTCATCAATACTAAGAGGAGACTTTGCTCCCCTAGGAGCAAGACGTGAGTCTATCTTACACTTATAACCACATCCGATAGCAAAGTTTGCTAGATCTGGTATAAGACCAATTGGAATCATTCCCGTCGATCTGTTGAAGATCCGGATCTTTCCATCCCATTGGCCACACTTGTATCGCTTATCGAAACGATAGTTCGGTGCAGAAAATGTATACCGAAAACTAAGCTCGTTCGTAATCGACTGATCACAAACGACCTTAGCAAATGAGTTGTTGATGAATACTACTTCTAAATCTACCAAAACTACCTATTCACACCATTCTTAAAATTCATAAATGCAATTGCGTTACGAATATGATGTGTCCTATTGTTAATTTCTTTGATTACGCTCTCTAAGTACTTAACCTTTTGTTTCTGACCTGCATATGTTAATCGCTTATTAACAACCGATCTATCTGCATCTACATACCGATCGACATCTTTAGAGAGAATGATGATGTCTAGAGGTTGCTCTTTATAAGCATCAGGATCAGCTTTTCCGCTAAAGTAGTTGGTCTTTTCATGTACCAAGACACTCAACTCTTGTTCTAAGACTGATAGAGTCATAACCTCTCTATTAAGAATCTTGTAGAACTTATTGTGGAGAAATGGAGTGTTGGTAGACTCGACTTCTAAATTGCTTGGATCTAGCCCCAATTCAGCTTCAGCTAGAGCTTCAATATCTTCAAGCTTCATATAAATATTGCCATGATTAACGTTACAGACAGAAATGTTAACCTTCTATCCGAAGGTAACTTTCAGATTGACATTCCACGATTAAAGTATCTCAATCCACATGTAACAGGAGCTAATATTCCAGCTCTGACGCTCCCCAACGTATTCATCAAGACTGGTCTAACTGCTCTACCAAACCCATCAGATAACATTGAGTGGGCTAGTCTGTCAGTATCATTCCTTGTAGATGAGGAGATGCATAATTGGTTTGAGATATACGATTGGATTGTAGGGTTAGGATTCCCTGAGTCCCAGACTCAGTTCGATGATTGGATGTCGAATTACAAGAGTATCAATGCTGGTACTTTCGATGATGCTACTCTTGTTGTGTATACGAACAAGAAGAATCCAGCAGTAGAAGTGACATTCAAGAATATCGTTCCACTATATCTAAGTGAAGTCGCATTTAGAACTGATACTCAAAACGAGTTCCTTCCCTGCACCGTTAATTTTGCTGTAGAAACATATAGTTACCGTAGGGTGTCTAAAACCGATTAACCTCTAAATATACTAAAGAGGTAATCATGTCACGCAAGTATCTAGACCATCTGGCCACAGCGGCCGAGTACTTGTCAAATGGCAAGACCATTCTGGCAGTAATGATTGGATTAAGCGCAGGAACCTGGCAAGTCTTTACATATATTAATGAAAAGCTTACCACGATCGAGTCCATTGGGCCTCAACTAGCGAAGATATCAGATACTGTTCAAAAGACTGACGATCGAATCAATACTGTAGTTGTTGCTATGAAAGATCTCGAGACTAGAGTTAAGGTTGCAGAAGCAACTGTAGCTGTAGTTGTAGATCAGAAGCAGATTAGTTCAGTAGTTCCGTTCCAGTATATCGACTCTACTATCAATAACGTAACGGATGGATATCCTAATAAGACTGTCCAGGTTAGTTTAAACTTTAGCGTAACACGAGATGATTGTCAGTATTCAGTTTATCGTCTTGTTGTAGATTCGTCTGGCAATAGCCATGACGTAAGCACATCTTCCTCAATTCCGGTTATCCCAACTCTTGTCGTTGCTGATAATCAGACTATTAAGTTCACTGTCAAATTGCCGAATGCTGACGTCGTTGCTCGCGGTAAAGCCCGCTTTCAAAGTCGCATCTCCGCAAAATGTGCAGACGGTGGTATGTTCGCCGCGACATCCCCTTGGATTCCGTTTTATATCAAATAATACTGGTTGATATGCGCCGATCATAGGCGTATAACTATCGAAACGGATAAAAGTTCCCTTCGATAGGAAATAAAATGGATATTTCTTGGCAGTTATTAGTCGACCCCACAATACTCGATAAGGTGGTTGACTTACTTCCAGAGGTTAAGCATAGTCAGTCTATCGATAGCACGTGTAGAGTTTTTAAGACTTCACGGGAGAATATCGAAGCTGTTACAGACGTTCTCTATAGTAGTGGAGAACGAGCATTCCTCAGAAGAGTTCAATACATTGGTGAGTCAGGACACATCGTTAAAGAAGTCGGATGGTAACGTCGCAGTAGTAGCGGACAGTCTGATTCTTAATGATACTAATTCCAACGAGTTGTCTGCTGTTGCGGCAATTAAATTAATCATCGAAGCCCTCGATCAGCGGCCGCTAACGTACGGTTGCGTCGCTGATATCTTTGGTATTGTGGAGCCATTTCGTGAGCACTAAGTTCAAGATCATTCCGACCGACGACTTCGTTATCCACAAGTTCGTTACGAAGGATGGAGTTCGAGAGACTCAGACTCCTCTGAAGCATGCATTCCGGATCGACAATTCTCGCTACACTGGCGAGAAGCTTCGAGAGATCCGCAAGACTCATCGCTGATATAGTAAAGGCCTAGTCGAAAGACTAGGCCTTTTGTTTATTCTGCATTAATACATCTAGCGGCGTCATGTTGCCCTAGAGAGTCTAGATGGACTCCAATAGCTCGCCTTTGACTGGCTAGAGCTTTCTTGATAATATCGTTAGAAGCGATTGCAATCGCATTCCTATAGTTCCCTAGAGCTTGCTTAAGTTCGGGATCTAACGTCTCAGTAATCTCAGTTAATAGCTGAGTTAGTCTTACAGCCCAATCCTGTGACGATACTGGCTGATCAGCCTTCGACTGGAGAGGCTTATAATCTTTCGGATCAAGCATAAAAAAAAATACCCTGGATTTCTCCAGGGTATTTACTTTCGTTCTAACCGAGTGCTTATTAGGCGCCGATGTTATCGACGCGTACGATCCGGTAGTAACCATTGCTGTTCGCGTTGAGCGAGTAGAATGGGTTGGCAGTCATGCCGTACCGAGTCTTGAAGGCTAGCTTTGGCTGGAAGGTGTCGGGATCCTTAGCTTCCATCATTTCCATAGGAACGTATGGGCAGTAGTAGATACCAGCGTCCCAGGCAGAGGTGCCCTTATAGCCGATGCAGTAGAAGTTAACGTTACCACCAGAGAAGAATGGATCGACGTATACCTTGTAGCGACCGTTGAGGATACCGACGTAGGTGTCTTCAGCTTCGTCGTTGGTCATATTGCGGTCGAGGGCGCTTGAGTAGTCAAGCTTACCAGCCATTGCAAGAGCAGAGGCTACGTCGCCAGAACAGATGATGAAGTTACCCTTACCACGACGGGTGTCGCGGGCAATGGCGTTGGCATCGCGCTCGATCTGGAACATTAGACCCTTCCACTTCTCGACTGACCAGCGGCCGGAGGTGTCATTGTCTAGGTCGAATACGCCTGCAGTGGATACGCCGGTCTGGGCACCTGGCTTAGCAGCTACGTACATTAGGCGGACGATCTCACGGTTGATTTCCCGAAGGATTTCAGTGGAGAGCATGTTGCCTAGCTCGGTCTTGGCATCAAGGCCGTGCATCTTCTTGAGGTCCTGCTCAAGCTCGATTGACCACTCAGCCTTTAGGGCGCGTGACTTAGCTTCTACTGAGGCCTTGTCGATGGTGAATGACATCTCGTTGAATGTGCCGGTAGCACCGAGAGCTTCTGCGACTGAGGTAGCCATGCCGGTACCGATGTCGCCAGTAGCCATAAGGCCAGGATCGCCAGCGGAAGGAGCAGCGTGGGTGCCAGTACCTGAGAAGGCAGTATTTGGCTCAGTGTTGTAAAGTGCTTCTGCACCAGAGGCGTTACCGTAGCGGCTCTTCATTGAGAAGATAAGGCCGGTAGGACCAGACATTGGCTGTACACCAGCAACGTCATAAGCGATAAGCTTTGGCATTGCGCGACGAACCATGGCAACTAGGACGGGATCCCAATTCTGGACGTTAGCAGTTACGTTAGTAGGAGCGGTGTCTTCAGTGAGAAGATGGCCGACGTTGAGGTTAAGCTCAGTCTGCATGTTCTCGAGTAGACGAGCTACGGTGTTGGTACGCTGACGGTCGCCGATTGGGGCAATGCCGTTAGCTTCTAGAATAGGCTTCCACTTCGCGCGGAGTGCCTGGAATGGAATTACGTCAGTGGACATTGGTTCTCCTGAATCCTTGAATTCTGTTTCTGTAACTTATTTATAGAGTTTAAAAATTCGGTGACTTAGTAGTCACCGAAAAGGGAATCGGCAGCGGTCTTGCGAGGAGCAGTCTGTACTTCTTCGGTAAGAACCTCAGTAGTACGAGCAGCAACCTTAGGAGCGCTTACGGTGGACTTGATTGTTTCAAGGACTCGCTTGAACTGATCAGGGTCGCGGAATGAAACGTTCTCAGCTAGGACGACGAAACGATCCTTAGCAATGTCAGTCATACCAGCAGAAGCTTCGGAGACTAGAACATCCTTACGATAACGGGTAAGCTCTTCGAGAAGGGCAGCGTTATCCTGAGCTAGTGCATCAGCCTGCTCCTGAAGTGCATCAGCACGCTCAACAGCATCAGAATCAGCTAGTTCAATGTCGATACCATGGGTAGCAAGTACGTCAGAGAGGCTCTCCGTAAGCTTGCGTGCACGATCGACTACATAGCCAGACTCGATAGCTACGCGGTTGTCTTCCATCCAAACTTCAATAGCCTCAGCCATGAACTTGTCGTTACGATCGGTAAGCTCTTCGTTTAGAGTATTGAGACGCTTAGCGAGCTCAGCAGAGATAATTGCTTCTGCGCGGGCTTCTGCAAGTGAATCTACTGCACCCTGGACAATGTCCTTAAGGTCATTTACGAAGTCTTCGTCGATTGTACGGCCATCAGTAAGTGAGGCGAAAATAGCATCCATCTGCTCGCGTACATACTTGGCAGGCATACCCTTATCGCCAACACCCTTGGTGCCGCCAGTACCGGTCTGCTTACCGTCACCCTTAAGTTGCTCGCCAGGCTTTACCTGTGATGCGGACTTCTGGTCCCACCGGTTACCTGACTTCTGCTTAGCACGAGCGCCAGCATCTTCGGTTGACTTTTTAGATGGATCGAAGCCACCAGAGGCAGAAGCATTAGATGCATCGCCAACAGCTTCGTTGAATACGACGGTGCCAGAAGCACGGTCGATAGTAATTACGTTACGGGCCTTGTCTTCAAATAGAACAGTACCATCTGTATCTACAAGGGCAGTGCCAAGATCTTCTGCAAGCTTCTCTACGAGGGCGTCTACATCAGATGGGGCTACTTCGAATGATGTTACACCAGCGGTAGTGACAGAATCAGCAACTTCTGTTACCGATTCGACAAGCTGGAGAAACTTCTGGGCTGACATTGGTTGTTAAATCCTTATGAATCTCTAGGAACTATTTACGGTTTGATTATTTTGGGTTTGAAATATTAGGAGCTGATCTATCTAATGCCATTGACTGAGCTTCCCAACAATTCTCAGCAACGAACATCTGCTCAATATAACTATTGCCTAGGATCTCAATGACAACTACTTCTTCAACTTCCGTAGCTGTCTTTTTCATATTCTCTAGAGTCTCAGCAACGTGAATCTTCTTCTGGTCTGGAGTCAGATCTCTTACGTCTAGGTAATATAGGGTACGTACCTTCACGACATTGCATCCTTAACCTGGTTTAGATAAGCTTTAGCCTGTTCAGGAGTCATATTCTCAAGATTAACGTAAAATGTTGCTCGTGTTCGTGGTAGAAGTGCTCGAACTACTGCACCAAAGATATAATCCTTAGACTTCTGCTCAGTAGGAAGATCATGATATGGAACGTAACAAGGATGCGTCTTAGCTACTGGATCCTTAGTCTCGCCGTATGTCCAACCCTCAGCAGTCTTCTGCTTTAGCCAGCTCTCATGTGAAGCTGATGGAGAAGCGGTAGGATTGTTCTTAATAAACTCTACTCCGGCGATTGCACTCGACTGTTGCCACTCTGGAGCGTCTTCCCATACTGGCTGTGAATGATCGCCAATACTCTTACAAAAAGCCCGATTAACTTCGTGAGCTACTCGGGCGATCTCTTGATTATTCATTAAAACTTCATTGCTTGTGTGAAGAGCCTTAGATAGGTCTCTTTGAGCTGTGCTCGGGTTGCAGTTTTAATCTGCTTCTTATAGTTGTCTAGGACGTGCTCCTTTAGGACGCCATTCTCCCAGACCCACTCTTTACCTTCCATAAGACCGTTTACGAATGCATCAGGAGCTGATGGATCATAAACAATGTCTCCGGCTGTGCAGATATATACTTTATTTACCACTGAACCCTTCTCTGAAGGCTGCGTTGCTCCAAGGGCACGAGATGAAACTGCAAGTTGTACACCTTCTTTGATGTAGCCTGCAGCCATCTTACCATGGGGCTGTTCCTGGAGAATGCGTGCCTTACCAATGAAGTTAGAACCTGACTGCTTCATCTCGGTGATAAGGTGAGATGCACGATCGAGGTTAACGCTTGGAGAAGCGGGGTGTCCTAGCTCGCCTAGAGCGCGATTCTTCTTGATAAAGTCTCGATCGTAACGTACGAGATCTTCAGCTAGGACTTGTGCTGGGTACATCCGCTTATTGCGATTATAGATGTCACCCTGCATCCAGATACCTTCAAGGAAGATATTCTTTAGCTTACGGCCAGTACCTTCCTCAAGGAATTCCTCCTGGAGTACCTTGAGTGGCTGATCAATCTCATCGACAAATAAACGGAGGGACATTGTTAGGATTCCTTTGCTTTCGCTTTAGCTGTGCGTAGAGCATATGAAGCGCTCCACTGTC